CCAAGAACCATCTACACCTTTTATAGGTTCAACAGGTTTATAGAAAATAGGCATACCATATTTATCTATGAATCCCTCCATATTCCATTCCATAGGAATAAATAAAGAATACAATCCTGATTTAGTTTGGCCGTTGGCATTTCTAACTAATACATTAGAATCCTCATACATATCTTTATAGTTCTGACCTCCTTTTGATAAAGCATTTGACGTTGAACCCATCATACACTTACCAATGATTTTAGACCCTAATCGAAGACACGTTTTAGTTACTCGCCAATTCTCTTTAATATTATTTGGTTTAGTCCACTTACCGCTCTCATCGTGAGCTAAAAATAGAAGTTTTTCCCCGTCATAAGAGTTATCTTCTGTATTCTTCCAATCTATTGATGTATCTAATCCTTCAATTATTTCAGCATCAGATTCATACATATTCTTCTTTGTAATCTTAGATGCAGGAACCCTAAATGCTAACTCTGTCTTAGGTTTATCCATACCATCCATAATTGGTTTAAAGAAGAAAGGAAGTCTACTATTTATAGGAACAACCTTATCTGTAAACATTTTTTTAGCATCGGCTCCTGTCTTAGACAAAATACCAATCCTTGAATCTTTAGCAAGTGTTCCTATATTTACAGCCTCAGACGAAGACATAAAAGAGAATCCTGAACGTCTAATTTTAAGGTATATCATACCAAAACTACGCTCATCTGCTTTACAAGCTTCCCAAAACAACCAATAGATTCTATTAGCTTCACGGAAGTCAGGATAACCAACATCAATACTTGACCATTGTAAGTACATATAATGAGAGCCGGTTATATATGTTTTAACTCCATTATTCATAAACCAATATCCTTGCTCTCTATAATCAAACTCTTGTTCAATATAATCAACCCATCTATTTTTAAAATCAGATGGCATTTCATTCCATTGGAATATAGATTGTATTTTTTCTAAAGGTTTAGGTATCGGTTGTCTTTCCCAATATTGTTCAGCTTTACTTGAACTTGTTTGAAAACACTTTTCAGGAGCAGGTGGTATAGCAATATGAAGACCTGATATATTAATAATGTCTCCAATTTGACCTGTCTTTGATATTACTACAACATCATATTGGTCATTATAGCCATACGCCCAAGACCTATTTCTATTTTTATTAGAAATAACTCCTTTAGCAATATAGTCATTGACTACAGTATATAATTTATCTTGACCTTCTTTCTGCAAAACCTTGTCTTGTATCAGTTCGACTTCCACCTTTTTCAGATAACTCAATGCTTTCCTTTTCAGCTTCAATTCTATTTAGAATTTCAAATGCATCGAATATCGCTAATTTCTTTGTTGCTGCTGCATTTTTTAGCTTGTCAGCAGCTAAATCATCTCCTTCGCTATTTGGGTCCAATATAGAGTCCTCAGCGACTTTAATTAATTCTTCTACAGCTTTATGTCCTGCTGCTATAATCTTTAGTTTTATGTCTTTTGTACTCATAGCTTTATAGTTATTTGGTGGTCATACATTCTGTACATCTTTTCTCCGTCAACATCAAACTCATATTCGCTATCAGGTTTGAAACATATAGTATCTCCCGAATCAATACCTTGACTTAATAAGTAATCATTTGGATAAATCATTATTCCCATTAATGGTTCTTCTTTAAAAGGTTTTTTGATGTAGGATTCAATTGCAGGAATTGGTTTTACAAAACAATATCTATCGTATGCAAACCATTTATCTTTTTTCTTATACATAAAGAATTGGTCGGTTTCAATAAAGAATAAGTCATCTTTAAAAAAACTCTTACCACTTTTTTGACGACCTCTCATATCATTATAATACTTGAAAGCATTATGATGCACAAGAAGCGTATCTCCTATCTCTATAGGACCGGTATAACCTAATGGTACTTCTACAACCTCAGCATATCTGTTTGAGAATTTATGGTCTTCTTCTGAAGAACTAATTATAAATTCAATTCCCGCTATGTCTTTTGTGTTGTCGTACCTTTTCCCATTTTTAGGCTTAGCTATAAAATAAAAAGGCGATTTCATTAAAAGTCTATATTAAATTCGATTGAAATTGGAACCGTAAAGGTAAACTCTTTCCACAAAACTACCTCATTTTTTTGATTAATAATGTAAATTTGTATAGATTGTTTTTTCGTATCGTATTTAATTAGATGAATTTCGTTAGAATCTCCTAATATTTTTTGACCAACTATGTAGTGCATAGCACCACTTTTATAGTCAGGTCCGATTGATATTTTTCTTATATCCATTTAATTTGATTTTATATTTTATTCTTTAATTGTAAAGTAACTGTGGTTGGATTTTCTATTAATTCAATTTTCTGTGCAATATTTTCTTCTAAAGCAGAAATATCCATAACTGCATTTAACCAATCAATAATATCCTGTTTTTCCAAATCATCAAATGCTTTAAAATTGTCTTTGTTAGGT